GTTTAGAACCCTGTTCTTCTAGGTAGTTATGAGCAGCACCGTGCCACTTAATACTAGGAATGTTCTTGTATATTCTGGGGAAAAGGTTGCTACTATCATAACCTTCAGCCTTTACCTTAACATCTACGAAGTTTCTCCCTTCTGCTTCCGCCCTTTTTATAGCTTCTTTAACATCTTCTAAGGGGTTCAGAAGTCTCTCGTCGGCGTCTATGGTAAGTATCCAATCTCCAGTACACTTCTCTTTACTGTGTTGTCTGGCTTTGCCAAAATGGTCTACCCACTTAAAATCAGTGTAAACCTTGTTCGTGTACTTCTTGGCAATCTCAACAGTATTATCCTCGCTACCTGTATCGCAAACGATTATTTCATCAGCTTCCTTTATGGTCTCTAAACAACGAGAGAGCATTTTGCTCTCGTTTTTGACAATCATTGACACAGATAGTTTCATATTTACTACTACTTAAATTATGCTTAACTACTAACATAACCCTCCGAGGAGAGTCATGCTGGTATTTAAACCTATGCCCCTGTTGGTCCCGTTGGCCCTGTTGGCCCTGTTGGCCCCGTTGGTCCCGTTGGTCCCGTCACTGTGCTATCAGCCCCTGTAGCACCAGTTGCTCCGTCCCCTGTTACTTCGCTACCGTCGACATAGATTCCTCCAGAAAAATGTGTTGCCATAGCCTTATATTATTAATTAATATACTTTCCCACACTTTCCCCTGTGGTCAACTTAGTTAGTAGGGAGCAGAGTTTGTACCCTCTGCCATGGTAAAGCTAATACTAGCTTGTGTAAGATGATGCATCACCTTTTGAACCCCAGGCACCCCTATAGTCTAACCAACCATAAGCGGCTCTAAAGTCAAATTTCCAGTAATACAATTCATTCTTTGCACCAACACTCTTGTCCAATCTTTCAACAGATGGTTTTCTTCTCCAACTCCAGCTAATCTTGTGATTACTGTCATCAAGTAAGAACCATGCCGTATCTGAACCTCCAGCTGCTGCACCAAGGTAATCCCAGACAACTACGTCTAGTCTTCCTCCAGTGTACTCTGCCATGTTATAAACATTGGCATCATTATCAGCTGTATTGCTTCTCTTTTGACTATTTGTAATAATCAAAGCTTCCTTCTCTAATGCAGGAGGTACTATCAACTTATTAGGAGTAATAGAGATTAAATTTCCCCTATCGTCCAATTGATTCCTCATAGCAAGAATACCTGTTTCGAGGTTTGCCTCTGAAAGGACAACTCCTGATGCACTTGCATTGCTCTGGTTTGAACCACCATCAGCTCTAGTATGAGCCGTTGAAAATAGTGGTAACCCGTCCCCGTAAGAAGTATAAGATGTATCAAATGCGTTATTAAACACATCTGCCCCTAACTCTTCTGCCTTTCTTGTTAAAGCTCTTGAGGCCTCTTTTGACTTTCCTACTGCTCCAGACAAATCGTCTTCAAGCATCTCATAAGAAATAGACATAAGGGCACCATACTTATCGGCAGTCATGGTTGTGTCGTAGGTATGCATTATTGCATCCTCACCGAATTCACCAGCTTCATCTACCTGTGGTATTGAGCCTAGACCAGAATATCCAGCAAAGTCTTCTGAAATGGTTCTCATTTCTTGGGACTTAAAAATCTGCATAAGTTTCTTGTCCAGCATTGAATACTGGTCTGCAAGAACCTCTTTAATTCCAGGGTCTACAAGTTTTGCATTATTGGCAATGAGTAAAGGTGTTTGTATGTTTCCGTTTGCCATAATTTAAACTAAAAAAATAAAATAATATCGAGTTTATAAGTTAAACTTAAAGCTCTCGTTCAGCCAATTCTCTCTCGGTTACGAAGAATAGTCCAATACTTGTGTCAGAGTCTAGTCCATAACCCTGTGGGTTATTTTTTAGACACCTAAGCCCAGCAATTGTTGAACTTAATGAACTTGTGTCAACAAGCATAGCGCCTGTTCCACCAGTGAAATCTCCACAAAGACCAATATCTGCGGCTGCAAATTCGGTATCTGTATCTAAGTCATTATCCATTAAAACAATCATTCCAGGAGTAACATCAACTGAGACGTCATCCGTTGTGCTTGTTCCAGCTTCCTTGGCTACACCAAGTATTCCTGCGGCTGCGGTTCCAACTACTATTTCTCCGCTATCATCAAACTTAACAAAATCGTTAGCGGCAAATGTGCCACCAGCATTAAAGGTAAGATGAACTCTATCACCACCAAAAAGAGATTTGATTACTCTTGCTCCGTACATAGTAATAAATCTTAAAAATTATATATAAAGGAGACTTACTCCTCTAGTCTTTTCGCGTATGCTTCTTCTGAAACGCCAAAGAGTCGTGCTGCTTCCTTTTGTTCGGGAGTCAGTGTTACTGTACCCGAGGAATTAGCAGACCCACCTGAAGCTGACTGCTCGGTCGGCGTAGCAGCTTGTGCTTTCGCCATACCTTGAAGTTCTCCCTTCTCAACCAACTTTTCAGGATGAAAAATCTGATTGTAAGCTGTACCATAAGCCTCCTCCATAGGAGTCCCCTTGGCTATAAGCCTCTGGGCTGCCGCAGTAATCGCACCACGGTTGGCCTTTGTTACTTTAGGGTCTTCATCGACTAGGTCTTGACGCTGGTCTTCAAAATTATTGAAAAACTTTGTCAATTTTTCTTCTTCTTCCCTCTTTTTATTCTGAGCCCACTGTATTACAGGATTGGAATTTAAACCGTCAGTAGATGCTATAGGTTCTACACCTGTCTCTGCACCACTCTGGGGTTGTTCCATTTGCTCTAATACGCTCTCGGGAAGAACTCCCTGCTCGACTAACTTCTTATTCGCCATCTTCATAAAATCAGGGTCGTTTGCAGCTGCACTATCAAGTGCGTCTAAATACTGTTTCGCCTGACGAAGCTCATTGTTTTCCTTTTCTAACTTACTCATCTTCGTACTTTCCGCTTTCATATCATTATCCGTTTTAGAAGAGGTCGCTTCACCTCCTTCTTCTTCACCAGTTTCTGTTTTTTCTACGTCCATCTCACTGGAAGATGGGGTATCGGTTTTGGCTTGCTCAGCGTCCTTAGTTTCCTCGGGAGTTTCCGTCTTAGGAACCTCAGGGGCCTCCTGGGCCGTAACCTTTGTTTCTTCGTCCATGTTATTCTATTTTAAAGAATTTAACTACTTCTGTTTATTTAAAGAGCTAAGCATTTCCTTCTGTTGCTTTTTATCTAATTCTACATACTGCAATCGGGGAGATATTCCAGAAGAATCATACCTCAGTGTAGCCACAGGAAAAATTCCCTCCAGAACACACTTCTTTATAAACTTCTGCCTTAACTCGCCAAATATTTTATCCTTCTTTTTCATATACCTTCATATTATTTTATTTAGTCCCCCCTGTCAACCTTATCGCCACGAGATTTCAATTCCTCTCGGGCCCTGTTAACAGAATCAAGTATAAAATCTACCCCTCTAGTCATTCCCCTTACTAAAGTTAAATCGTCCTCGTTCCCACCCAGTACGAAATCTTTAGCCCATTCTGACTTGGCATCATTGGAAAGAGACTCTAATAAAGAAAACTCTTTAGACTTCTTAAACTTACTAAGTAAGACTAAGTCATCTCCGTCCAATTTGGATACGTCAGTTTTTGCCAACTGTATTGTTTTAATCTTCATTACTACTTATTATTAAATTATATTCCCGCTTCCGCCATGGGGGGTCTCCCTTCTGGCATAGCATTCATGCCCGACTGTTGGTTTCCTCCTGCTGGCATTGGGGGCTGTGAACCTCCTGCTGGAGTTAAACCTGGTGGCATTGGAACCTGAGGTTGCTGTGGCTTAGCCTCTTGTATAGCAGCCTGATTCTCCATAACTCTAGGCATATCATCAGCCTCTAAGTGTGCCGCTAAAATACTGGCCACTTCTTCTAATTCTCTCAGTTCAGTCTCTTCACTTGGGTCTACACTTATAGGGTCTTTAAGTATCTTGTCTTGTATCTGGTCAGCCCTATTATTAATAACTCTTAATTGTGCAGCGTGGACCCTCTTGTGTGCTTCAGACTCTCCTGGAATACCAGAAACTGTTTCTCCATCAAGCACCTGCTTACCCTGAGCCTCGGCCCTTTCTCTTGAAATGTCTTCGTCCTCCTGGGTAATGGCCATTAGCTCTTGAGGAATACTGTTTGTTTCCATATACCACTTTAACATTTTAGGACCGTCTATCCATGGGGTTGGACTCATAGTAACACTCTGTGGATTACTTGGGTCTACCATGAATGGTGCTAATTGTGCCAGATTGGCTTGAGACTTCTGCATTTCAATGGCCCTACTTTGTACTTCAACACTTTCGGGGGCTATTTCTATATCCCAGTCCCCATTAATGTTAAAATACTCTGGTTTAATCTCTAAGTAAGAATAGTTTCCTCTACTTTCTTTAACTTCCAGACTTTCAGGGTTTATTTCTATGTCAGACAATCTAATCTGTCTAGCCTCAGCAGCCTCGCCCGCCCGACTGACTCTTGGAATAGGATAAAACTGTCCCATTAGGGAAATCGCCATTTTAGCCGCTATAGTAAGAGACTCCGTCCAGTTGTCTATAAGGGCAGTAATATAAGAATCCATTTGTTCCTTAGTCAGCATGCTAGTCGTCGCAGAAACATACTTCTGATTAACACCCATTTGAACAGGGTCTATCTGAGTCGCTAGTACAGCGTCTCTATTAAGACCGTCAATCGTTCTAAATATGTCAAAGTTTGTTGTTGGATAATCAAGCGGCATTACATCATCCTGATTATTGACTGGAATCATAAGACCAGCCTCAGCAGTCTGATAAGCCTTAGAAAACTCTCCGTAGATTGGCTTTTTAACTTTTAACATAGGATTAGAAGTTAAGTGTAGCCTGTCGTAGGTCATGTTCTTTAGTATCTCTTCTTCAGACTGAATGTTTTTAAGCCTGTCAGGAATACCCATACCATAAATCTGGTGTAATACCTCGTACGCTGTAATCTCAACAAACGGCAACTCCTTGTGCTTGTAAGGCAGTGGCATGTCTTTAATAACTACGTCGTTTGCCAATACTATATACCTATCATCCGCTTTATTGTAATAATGTAGGACTTCTACATAATTGTCGTTATCCATATCCTTGGGAGGCTCGAAGAACTCTACGTCCTCGCCCACATACTGGGACACCGCCCTAACCTTATCAACATTCTTGGCGTCTGGGTCGTTTTCAAACGTGGCCTTAAATTGCTCCAATGAAGGCAACATTCTCCTAATTAACCACTGTGCTTCGTAGCTTGTACCGTGAAGATTCCTCCCAGAAGGGTCCAGGTAAATCTCCTGTATCTTAACTGGTTCAAAAACTATATCGTCATAATCATAAATATACTCTTTCTCATAAACCTTCTTTTTATTTTTAACCTTTTCCTTTTCATCATCGTCCATTCGGCTGACATCAGTCTTGGGCATTTCAACTTCTCTCTTTTTCTGCAAGTAATAAACGTGTAAAAACGCCGTACCGTGTACTAAGCAGTCTTTAAACCACGTCATCAAGCGAGCCTTGTAAGACTTCCTCTCAAACAGATTGTTTAATAGCTCCTGGATAACTCTAGCCTTTCTCTTTTCCTTGTCGTCCTTAATATTATCTGGTCTCGCAGTAAAGCGTAAATCAAGCCTTTTAAGCTTGTGCATGGTCGCCTCAATACGCCCAGAAGACATTGGAGACTTCACATTAGACTCAAACTCGTCTTGCTTGGGAGCCTCACTCCAGCCTATTTCTATCTTCTCCTGAAGGTCCCACGTGGACATCCAGTCTTTACTTTGGCTTGAATTAGCATGGAAGCAACCGTTTTGACGTGCATCCTTAGCGACGTCAAACTGGCCTCTTACCTTTTTGAGCACCTCTCGCTCGCTCTTGGTATATCGTTTACCAGGTAAATCTTTTTTCATTTTTATTCCAAATTAGTTAATCTAAAACGATATCATCTTTTTCTCTACTATATCGTGGCCTAAAAGTCTTTTCTAAAAATACCCCTGAACTGTCTGCAACTATTTTCCCATACCTTAAATTCTTTACTCCAGCCACACTATCAATAGGGGCTTTGACTCTTACAACTTGTATCTCTCCGTTTATAACTTCAATAGTAACGTAAGGATATTCTTTTCTAATCTTAGTATCCAGCCAATTGAAAAATGCTGGTGGTATACTGTCTGTCGCTATAGATTCCCCCATGTGTAATCCTCTCATTTCTTTTTATTATGACTTAAACTATGAGCGTGTAAGGCTCTCTTAGATGAAAAACTCTTATCACACTCTTTACAGACAAATTCTTCCTTCTCTTCCTTGACTTCTTCCTCAGCCTTTTTTTCTTCTTCAAAATATTGTATATCATTTCCTGTAACTTGGAAAGATTCTACTTGGTCTAGGTCCTTAACCTCAGTACCTTCAACCAAATCAAAGTGTAGGAAGCCAAGTGGGTCTAAAGCTTCTCCCTCTGAGTCCTTTCTCTTTAAATATTCAAAACGTGGGGCAAGACTCCCTTTAGCCCTCTGGTCTATGAGCTTCTTCTCCCCTTTGCGTAAAATAAACACTGACTTGAGATTCCCATTCGCTGGGTCGTCTACAAGATTGATTTTTTTGGAAATCATAAACCTTTTTATGTATTCACCCTTAAACATATTGCTTGGCTTTCCGTCGGACGTTTTTGCTTCATTAACCTTGTGAGCAAACCATTCCTCGAACTCAGCCCTCAACTTATCGCCTAATAACTCATAGTTCCAGTCCGTGGTGAACGGTACAGACTTGCTATAGTTATCTGCGAGGTAGACATGATATTTATTCATTCTTCTACTTAATTAAATTATCTAAAACTAGAATTAGGAACATAAGACCTTCTCTTAACGTCAACTACTGTACTGCTATTAAAGCGAGTAGGTAGTATGTTAAACGACATCAAGGTATACCTACAGTCATCCGCACTATTGTGCACGATAGTTCCTCCATCTATCATAAAACAGTGTACATCATTTATCTGGAGATTGTAAACATCACGATAACCTAACTCTTGGATTTTTGTAATCTTCTTCGTCTTGCTTTTGCTTTGCAGTTTTGATGACAGTACTTTGAAATACCACGAGACTTGGTCTTGTAAGTCTTTCCACAGAATTGACAAATCTTTTCTATCTCTTTTCTTTTCTCCCAAGTTTCCTTTCCATGAAGACTGTGCCATTCTCTCCCCTCTTTTGAAGCATGCCATTTTTTCGCTAATGGCCTTACTTTGTCTAAGTGCTTCCTCAACTTCTCCTTTGTCTCTGGCTTTAAATGCTTTGAGTGATAAGAAAGATGTTGGTACTGGCTTAACAATTCCAGATTTTCTATCGAGTTGTTTGCCAAATTCCCATCCTTGTGATGTATATGATAACCACTCAGAATCTTCCCATAATAGCTTTCCCAGACAATTCTGTGCAATCTTATTCCACCTCTCTGAAAGTAAATCTGACACTTGTAGTATCTTTCTCCACCAAACTCTTGAATCGTTCTGCTTATTATCTTTGGGTTCATTCGTATCTAACTGTATCAGGTCGGTTGCCCTAAAGTCAAGTATCTTATCTCCAATAGAGAAGTCTTTAATAGACTGCCATTCAAACTTATTATTAAGTATTGGGTGTTCTGGTGTAGCTTTAAGAGAAGTACCATCACTAAAGGTTATTTTCCAAACCTTTTTATGTCCAGTTTTTCTAACTTTATGATATTTTCTAATTCCACCAAGTGTTATTATATTTCCAGATGTTCCCACTAAGTTCCTAATTGGAACATACTTAGTTGGTAGGCTTATTAGTGTGTCTCCTGTTAAGCAGTGGTCTTCCTGCGTCGTGTCTAAATCCTCCTTCTTACTAGCCCTACCAGACCTCGACTGATAATATATCAATTGAGGTATAGTCCTAGTTATATTTGTACAACTTCTAAAGAATTTTAGCAAGGGCTCCTCATACGGCTTGAATGATAAGTAGCTTTTCATTACCCTCCAACCTTCCACTCTTTTGTTGTTCCCTAGCTCTATTTCCCCTATCTGAAACCCAAAACCCATACCCTCTAGTATTTCCACACTCGACATGCCAGTTTGAGAATCAATCCTCTTCATAGACGGGTCTACCACACATTTATATATACGGCCCCAAAAACCCTTCTCTTTAAGCTCTCTACGAATGTTTTCAGCAGCTGTTCTTAGGTTTTCATTAGTCTTATAGTATTCCCAGATGCACCATACCTTTTGGTCGCTATCGAGTGCATACAAATGAACGCTACGAGGGTCTCGTGTACCGTCATCCCAGCCCATAACAAGTTGCCAGTCTTCTGGGACATCAAAATCGTCCACTATATGGCGTGTTGGGCTCCATTCGTTGAAAAATTGTCCCTCAAACACGTCCCAATTACCCTCTAAGAGTGCTTTTCTCTCTTTTTCGGGCAACATTTGAAGATTTTCAATATAGTCTGGATTAGCCTCCATAATATATGGGTTTTCATACACTCCAGCAGGAATAAAGTCATAGTCTTTTTGCCTATAGTTCTCATTATCACAATTTTTAGTAACCCATCTTTTCTTAACCCACTCATGTCCTACGTTCCCTGGGTTTGTAGCGGCAAAAAACTTAGTATTGATTGGTTTAGTTGTTCTTACACGAGAAAGAAGATAGGTCCATTGGAACTCAGTAAAGTGTGTTAATTCGTCTATGCCAAGCCAGTCCCATTCCCTAGACTGATACCTATAAACATCATCATCACTCTCGGCATAGCAAAACTCTATAATACTCCCATTAAAGATTGTCATGGTATGCCGTTGGCTATGATACTGGTAAGACCAGTCTGGTAATAGTTCTCTCATAGTTCTAATAATCGTGGCTTCTAACTCAGGGTAGCTCTTTCTGAAAATAGCCCCTGTGATGGGAAAGTCATACTTAATAGAACGCAGTATAGCCTCCCATATTACAGCTATAGTTTTTCCACCTCCAGCGGCACCACCAAGTAGTCTAAACTTCGCAGGTGAAGCATGGAATTTAGCCTGCTGGGATAAAGGCGTATACAAATCACTTATATTAAAATTTCTAGCCATAGCGTCCGTCTTTATAATCTTTAATAAACTTCTCCTGCTTTGCCATTAATTCACCCTTATTTATATCATACATATTATAGAGTTTTATATTATGTTTGAGTTCTTGTTCGTTATCGTGTAATTTACTCTCAGCGTAAGCACTATAGCAATCCCTACACAGTCTAAACCTACCTTTGGGCGTTTCTAAAACAATTGTTGAAAACCGTTTTCCAGTACGTCCACACACATAGCATTTTACTTCGTCAGAAAAGTTCTTCACTACATTTATCGCACAAAGTTATTTCCTCCCACTCTAGCTTTTTGTTTTTAAATTGAACAATATTTTGAGTATTCTCTCCGCACTTTTCGCATTCTCTCCACACTCCTTGTGGCTTCACGACCGTACAAATGACCTGTCCATTTAAGGTCACATCAAACGGAACAGCCTTTTGTAATAAAGTCGGCTCCCTAGACACTTGTGTAACTGTATAGATTCGTTTCTTAGGCATTTAATCTGCTACGGTGATGCCACCGTTGTTTATATTAACCTGCACACCCCTTTCGGGCTCACTCATTCCAGTAATTCTAGTTGCTAAGTCCAAGGCTTTATTCTTAGCACTCAGGTTGTCATCTTGTTTCATAACCTTAACAATCTCCATTTCAATCTCGTTTCGGTTTATACCGACTAACTCGGAAAATAGTGCGTTTGGAATATTCCTTAAAATAGCAGTTTCGGGTCGCTTGACCTTCCAGTCTGGATACCCAGCCTTACGTGCAGCAGCGGATAAATCGGTCTTTGCTCCCACTTTTAAGTCCTCAGAGATGAACCTGAGCATTTTATACTGCTTGGGCTCAACACGCTCAATTTTAAGCTTCTTCTCAAGCCGTCTGCACTCTCGTGATATGCTGGTATCGTCCCACTGTGTGAGCTTTTCAGAATCCTTAAACCTAGCTATTTTATTACTTAAAGCTTCCTTCATGGCATTTTTTGCTACTAATATATTTAATGCACCCTAGTATCTCTAGTATATATGTTTTATCCAAAAAATCAATACTCCTGTGCTTTCCAGTGCCAGTATAATCCACGTAATCAAACTTCCTATGGCTTGGCTTGTATAAAAAAAAACCCCCTGGATGGGGCTTAGTATGTGATAGCTTCTCCGTGGCCTCCCCCCCTAAAATGCCTTTTGGGGTAATCGTAAACTTCTTGGTCACCTTATACCTCCACTGTGTTAGCACGTTTGAGCAGTAATAATTAAAATATTATGGCCTCTTCTTCGGCCTCTTCTTCGGCTTTTTCCTAAATATTCTCTCATACTCCCTGTCGTACAACTCCTTGTCCTCGTCTGTATGATACGGCTTCGAAATAGACACCCTATTAGAAAATTATGTTATATAACTAAAGTAGCCACTGCCCTACTCTTTTTACCAAAGTTCTTACTATACTATACACTATTATCTGCCTTTTGCCCTGTATATTACCCTGCCCCCCTCCAGTATGGCGTTCTGCCTACCATCCCACTCATAACCCGCCTTATCCAACATACCCCTCACCCTCTCCCAATTCTCCCCGTCACCCAACTCCTTAGCCTCCTCAACAACCTCCTGCAAACCCTCTAATTTGGACTTCGTAAAAGACCCCTTTTTAAGTATAGGGTTTTCGGTGGATTTAAAATGCTCCGTAGCATGCTCCTTAATACCCTCCCCAAGCCCTACACACCCCCCCTCAACACCTGGGTCTACCAACTCAGGCTTGTCAGAAAATCCCCCCCCACTGCCCTTAACCAACTCCTGAATATACGTACTCCTAGGTACCACCCCCCTGTCCCTCTCCAATTTCTTAAATATCTCCGCAGGTATACTTATTGTTACCTTCATCTCTCTCTAACCTTAATTTATCTGTACATACTTTACCATACTAATACATACTGTGCAATACCTTCCAGTACATACTAATACATACAAGTATGGCATCCTGTATTCTCTCTGACCCTAAATTATACCCAAAAATACCCCAAGCCCCAAGAAACCCCCTCACAACGCCCTCCCTCAAGCCTTTGTGTCTTTTAATTCCCCCTATTTTGCGAGGACGGGGACCCCATACACTCTTTCTTTTCCTTCCAGGTTTTGACACCCCCTGCCCCCTTCTTACCCTGATGTATCGGGCTCAACACCACGCCACGCCACGCCCCCGCCCCTAGTAGCAAGCAGAGGGTATTATCTTTTAATATAGCAACCTATACACGCCAAAGTATAAATTATCCCTTACCTTAGCTCTGAACGGCTTGTAGTAGTACAAAGGCCCTTAACAACTTGTAAGTATAAAAGAAAATAAACAGTTTCTGGTAATTGTGTTGGTTTAACGGGGTTTGTAACAGGAAAACAACTGGATAGCCCCCCCCCTGTGTGAGTGTAAGTCCTGTAGGTTATAAGTCTTTAGATAGTATATAGGTGTATAAGGGTTAACTGGAGCAGGGTAGCAACGGCGGGAAATATAAAATCAAAGCAAGTTGCTACAATAAAGCCCGCTTGTAATGTATTGCTAGTGGGTTCTCTTGTAAGGGATAACACAGTAAGGGTCAGGGTATAAACGGCGGGTATTATCAGAGCAATATTAAACAAACGGCGGTATATAGTCAATACTATAACCTGTTGATAATAGATATATATGGTTGACATAGTGTATATATTGTGATAATATGTAGCAGTTAGGAGAGAGATATATATAAATTTTTAGGAGATAATTATATATGCATTTTAACAGTAGGACGCTTGAGATAAAGCCCCTAAGAGTTAAACGCTCTAAAGTGTTAGAGGGTATACACTTATGTATGGGATTGTTAGTGCAAGCCCTTATATATATGTTTAGCGTGTTAGGTTTAGGGTTAACGCTTAATTTTATTTTAGAAATAATACAATAATGACACAAGGTAAAAAATTCAATGAAATATTGAACAACTATATTAACGGCAATTATGAGGATTTTAGAGAAGCAATTAAAAAATTAACAAAGGTTGAGATAGTCGAGTTAATATCTTATGTTAAATCAGGAGAACACGGCACATATATCAAGCTCCATAACATATTAACAGCTTTAGAGATACATTTAG